ACGCCTGGTTTGCCGCCCGCGCCGGCAAAGTCACCGCCAGCCGCTTCAAGGACGTACTGGCCCGCAACAAACCCACGGCCGCGCAGGCCAAGGCCGGCGAGCCTGGAAACCCGAGCGCCGACCGCACCCGCTACCTCTGGCAGATCGTGACCGAGCGCCTGACGGGCCAGCCCGTGATCACGCCTGACGCCGCGCCGCTGCGCTGGGGCCGCGAGAACGAAGACGCCGCCCGCGTGGCGTACCAGTTCACTACCAGCGCCAGGATCACTGAGACTGGCTTCATCGCGCACCCGAAGCTGGCCTGCGGCGCCTCGCCTGACGGCCTGGTGTCAGACGAATCTGACCCCGATGGAGCCTTCGGGCTGATCGAGATCAAGTGCCCATGGAACTCGCAGGTTCACCTCGAGACCTGGTTGAACGGCATGCCCGAGGATCACATGCCGCAGATCCAGGGCCAGATGTGGCTGACAGGCCGCGAGTGGGCGGATTTCGTCAGCTTCGATCCACGCATGCCGGCTGACCTGCAGCTGTATGTGCAGAGGATCAAGGGTGATCCCGAATTCCAGTCTAGGCTGGAGCGCGAGATCATCGCATTCAGCGCAGAGGCCGACGACATTGTGGCCAGACTGCGTGCCAAAGTGTCCTTCTAACCCGTAGGAGTTTTCCGAATGTCAACTGCACTCGTTCCCGTCGATCAAGTCGAGCGTATGGCTCTTGCCGTCGCCAAGTCCGGCCTGTTCGGCGTCAAGACCCCAGACCAGGCCATGGCCCTGATGCTTATCGCGCAGGCTGAAGGGCTGCATCCGGCTATCGCAGCGCGTGACTATCACGTTATTAATGGCAGGCCAACGCTCAAGGCCGATGCCATGATGGCTAGGTTCCAGACCGCTGGCGGCACCGTGCGCTGGGGTGAGTACACCGAGCGCCGCGTGGTCGGCACGTTCAGCCACCCGCAAGGCGGCAGCGTGGAGATCGAATGGACGCTGGACATGGCCATGGCTGCCGGCCTGACCAAGAACCCGACATGGAAGTCCTACCCGCGCCAGATGCTCCGCGCCCGCTGCATCAGCGAAGGCATCAGAACTGTCTATCCCGGCGTGACCGTCGGCACCTACACGCCCGAAGAGGCCGAGGACATGGGCGCCGCGTCGCCCGCGCCGGCCCGCGACATGGGGCCGGTGGTCGAGGTCGCAGACTTCGGCGCCATCATGCGCCAGATCGACGCCGCGCAGACCATCGACGAACTGAACGCCCTGCGGCCCGCAATTCGCACGCTGGACCGTGACGCTCGATCCGAGGCCATGGACGCTGCCCAGGTTCGTGCCGGCCAGATTCGCGCCGCGCAGGCGCCTGTTGAGACGCTGGAGGCCAATGATGAGCCAATCTGAGCAGCAGGCGCCCGAGCGCCTTTTCAGCGTGGTCCCAGCCGGGGACCGCTGGCTTGTCGTGCGCCGCTTGGTTGGCCTGGACGGGTCAGCCGCAGTAGTGGCCGATTGCCTGACGCGCAGCAGCGCGGAGCGCGTGGCCGAGGACTTGAACGCGAGGGATGCCACATGACCGACGACCAATTCAAGAATCTGTGCAACTTGTACGGGTTCGCACCATCACGCTCGCTGCGTGAGCTCCTCGACTCGGCCACCGCGCAGGCTGTGATCAGTGAGCGCGAGGCGTGTGCACAGTCGTGTGAGGCCCGCTACATGGGCGACAACAACCGCGAAGACATGGAGGCACGTCGATGCGCCGCCGCCATCCGCGCAAGGGGCCAATCATGACCCCGCGCCAAGCCGAAACCCTGGCCATCATCCAAGAGCGCCAACCGGTGGCCATGGCCGACGTTGCACACCGCTTGGGCTGCGAGGGCGCCACGGCCCGAACCTACCTGCACCAGCTGCACCAGGCAGGCCTGATCATCCCAAGCAGCAGCGGCCGCTGGGCACGCTGGCGAATTGCACCGCCGCCGAAGCCGCCAGAACCCGAAACCGTGGCCCTGCAGCGGGCTATTGAGCAGGCGCCAAGCATATGGCACTACGCGCAACGATTGCGTGCCATCAGTGGAGTATCAGCATGATCCGCATACCGAACCCTTTTCGCACTCCCTCGCCCGAGGAACTGATCGCCCGCGAGCTGGACCAGGCCAAGCGCGGCCTGCTGGAAGCCCAGACTGCCCGCGACTATGCCTCGGCCATGGTGATCTACCACGAAACCAGAATCGACAGGCTGCGCACGCAGCTTGAGATCATGAGCCAGGAGGCGGCATCATGACCGTCAAGCTCACCAACGACAGGTCAGCGGCCGTCGACCAGGACTATTTCTGGAGGCCACTGCACACCTGCCCGCTGTCGGCCAAGGTCCAGCTTCTAACCGAGGGTGGCGTGGCCGTCTACGGGCAGTACAACCCCGGCTTCGGTGGTTACCTCGGCTGGGCACCGCTGCCCAAGAAACCGGAGTGGATGAAATGACTGATCTTCGTACTGCTGCCCTTCGGGCGCTGGCTTCTTTGAAGGGTTACCGCCGTGAACTCGGGTGCCAGCAACCTTGCGATGCCGAGCGGGCGTTGGAGGCCGCGCTGGAGCAGCCAAACGAATGCCGCTGGCTGCAAGACGGAGACGAGGATTCCGGCACTTATATGGCGAGTTGCAATCGGCGCTACTTCAGCGTGGTGGATGGCACCCCCAAAAACAACCACATGGAGCACTGCTGCTACTGCGGCAAGCCGCTGGTGGAGGTGCACATTGAGCCGGAGGACAACCATGAGTGACTTACGAGCAGCCGCCCAGCAGGCGCTGGAGGCGTTGGAAGGAGGCGGTGATTCGTGGCGTCTGATCGGCCCGGCAATCGACGCCCTCCGCGCCGCGCTGGCAGAAGAAGCGCTGCAACGCCTGACTGATGCGAATCAGGAGATTGAGGCCGTGCTGGAGAAACCCAAGTTCACTCTGTCATGCGGCTGCCCGTCGCAATACGGCGGCGTCCCTGCGTACTGGGACAGAGATGGCGGCACTGCCTTCGGCATGATCTGCGAGAAGCATTGGCATGAGTACGGTGCAAGGAGCAACGCATGAGCCTCGTCACCCCAGTGTGCGTCTATCTGGCCATGAACCCAGACGCAGAGCTGACCACGGAAGTGATCTCTGCTCGATGGGGAACCGATCAGAACAACGTCACCAGTTCACTGAGGCATGCAGAAACCAAGGGCTGGGTGAAGTCCACGCTTAAACAGAACCCGATGCGCGTCAGCAAAAAGATCCGCGTCTACACTGCAGGCCCGCGCCTGCTCAAGGAGATCGGAAGATGACTACCTCTCGAATCCCCGACGGCTGCGACCAGCAGGGGCGCCACCCCCAAGCCGCCGAGTGCTGCACTGAACTTGGCCAGGAAGAGCCCGAGTTCTACGGCCGCGAGTTCTGGAAGGAGGAGGCCATCTCCTTAGGCATCGTGGCCGTCGGCTTGGTGGGCATCTTGGGCCTGCTGGCCATGTTCTTCGCTGGCTAGACCCGTCAGAGCAAAGCAGCCTCGGCTGCGCGGCGCCGCACCAGACCCGGTAGCACGCGGCCTCCTCCGCGTGTCCACAGCATCAGTTGCGCCTTGGCGTCTTCCCAGTCGCCATCGTCCACGCGCTTGCGCAGCGTGCTGGCCCGGTATCTGGCCACGCCGAGGTTGTAGGCGAAGTCTGTCATCGCGCCAAGGGCTCGCGGGCGCGCCAGGAGGCCCGGAGAGGCCTTCAAAACGCCCGCCAGGTAGTTGTGCCTCAACTCATGCACCAGCCACGCCTCGGCGGTCTCCTTGCTGATCGGCGCGTGCTCCATCGTCACCTTGCTGCCGTCAGGCTTCCAGACCGTGCCGTAGCCGATGGTGGGATACCCCGCTGGGCAGATGTACGGCTGGAGCCTCAGACCCTCGAATGGCCGGCACAGCGTTGCGGCCACCTCAACGGCCTCATCGACTGCGCTCGTAGACACGGCCAACGAACCAGAAGCTGATGATCATGTTGAAGACGGCCAGGTCGTCGCTGCCCCACATCGAGGTCAGCACGTCCTTCCAGTTGCCGCCCTGCTCGATGGCGATGAGGTAGGCCGCCACCTTCACGGCAGCGTACAGCGCCAGGAACAGATAGGTCACTGTGGGCCGCACCATAGCCGAGATGGCAGAGACGAACCAGCCAGCGTTCTTGGCCGTCTCGGACTGCTCTTTGAACGCCTGCGTCATGGCGTCCAGCTCGGCCGTCTGGAGCTGCACATCGGCCTGGCGCATGGCGATCTCGCCGCGTACCTTGGCGAACTCCATCTCGGCCTCCAGCATGCGCAGCTCATGCGCCCGCTCGTTCTTCTTGTCGAAGATCTTGAAGACCTCTGGCGCTAGGCGAAGCAGGCCACCGAACACTCCGCCGAGTAGGGTCTCGATCACTTCTTCGCCTCCGCCTTGATGTGCTCCCACGCCGCGACGGCCAGGAATACCACGATGGCCCACAGGCCCGCTGCTGTCACCTTGCTGAACGCATCGCCCTTGGCCTTCTCCCACCAGGTTGCGTTGGCGATCTGCTTCTCATGCGCTAGACGGTGACCGTGCGGATCACCGCCCGGGAACGCATCAGCGAACGACTGCTTCAGCAGCGCGAACTGCCGGTCCATGTGCAGCGTCAGATGCTGCTCATGCGACTTCAAAGCCGCGCTGACGGCCTCCTGGATCATCAGGGCCACCTTGTCCTCAGTCAGGGCTGCCTGGCGCCGCTCTGGGCCGCTGTAGTCCGTCATCGTTCAGCCTCGCGTGCTTCGACTTCTAGGGGGTTGTTCCGGTAGCCGTAGCGGATTGTGTACCAGGCATAGGTCAGATACCACCGAACTATGCCCATCCTCTGAGCCTGTGCCCAGTGGGCCTGCTCATGCCGCACCAGCGCCTCCTCATTCAGCCGCTCGGCCAGGATGAACACGCCCCACGGCGGCAGCGTGACGCCGCCGTAGCCGAAGGTTCGCAGGAACCAGCGGATGACGTGGGGCGCGGGGCGGGGGGTCATGGTTAGACCGGCGTCACCGAAGCTGATCCATCTGCCACCCACCAGGCAGACCCAGCGGCAGACCCGGACGCAATCATGATTCGATTGTTTGTCGAATCGCGGATCATGCGGCCAGCAAACTTGTCTTGCGTGTTGATAAATTCTCCGATTGAAGCAATTTGTCCCGCTGTGCGCGACTCAATGCATATATTGAAACCTGTTGACGACAATCTACCCATTACATTTGAACCAACGTACCAAGCCGCACTGGTGAGTCTGTAGTATTCTGGCGCACCGGCAGAGGTTTCATCCGTGGAATTTCCAACAGAAGCAATGCGGTTTGTTGTGTTGGAAAAATCTTGAATGGCGTTTGTCGTAACTCCCTGAATTATGTTGCCATTTACGACACAGTAAAATCCCGGATCGACTTGCGTGGCAAAATATATTCCGTTGTCGTAGGCACCCTTGATTGCATTTCCGATAATGGAAATGTGTTTCGCATTCGCGCCCACAAATATCGCTTGACCAACAGTCGCAATAGGGCAAGTGATTGTGTTGCCGATGATAACTGCGTTGTCTCCACGCACGGAAATGCTTGCGTCAAAAGCCAGGCCGTTGGTTGACTCTAAATAGTTGTTGGCTATGTAGCACTCATGCGGATAGTACAAACAGTAGCGAATGTTTTTGATTGTATTGTTAGTTATGTGATGCCTAGAGCCAGTGTCAGCAACTCCGCACAAAACACCATATGTGTCGTTGCCACCGACAGTCGTGTGAGATTCTGGAGCAAATAGGTTGGCGTCATATTTGCAAAATCTTACTTCTGACCCAGTTGAGTCCATGAAGTAACGAACGGCGCCTGATGCCATTGTGTTTCTGGAAACGTAGCCATTGCCGCCATAATGACTGGCGAACGAATACATACCTTGCGCGGCAGCGGGACTGGCATCTGTCCACGTTGATATGCACACATTGTCTTCCACCCAGTAATTGGAAGACGCTCTCCCTTGCAGTTTTACGGCGCGTTTTCCGCAGTCGTAAAAGTAGCAGTTACTGACGCGTACATTCTGTTGCGGCTCTGGTGATGTAGCTGGATTTACAAACAACTGAACTGCGTCTGCATCTTCAAATTGTTTGACAGCTCCGCTATAGTTGTTTACGTCAATGAAACTGCACCCATCGACTAACATATTGCTAAGATAGCCAGAACCATAAATAGCACGAACTGCGCCATTTGTATCACCAATAGATCCGTTTGCAGGGCAGCGCAGTTTTTCAAATACGCAGTTTGTAATACTTACATCTTCAACATCTGCAACAACAAACCCGAAGGTGTAAGTGGTTGTGATGAAATTGTATATCTTGCATCTGTTAAGACGCACAATTTGTGAAGTGTAGAAAAATGCTGCTCCTCTTGATTTGGCATTGCCGTCAAAAGTTACGTCTTCAAATTCAATCTTTGCGTAACTTCCACCTTCGAATCCATAATCCTCAGAAACGTCAACCAACAGCGTACCTGGCCCATAAACAGACAGTGAGCTTGCGGTGATTGCAATCTTGCTTGTGATACGGTAAGTGCCAGCAGGCAAACAAACTGCTGTGGCTCCACTGTTAAAGGCCGAAGTTACGGCCACCGTATCGTCAGCTGTTCCATTACCTACAGCGCCAAAGTCCTTGACGCTCACCACATCGCGCATCTTGGCCTGCGCCGTGCGCGTGACTGCGCCGGTGCCGGCTTGGATGAACGTAACGCCAGCAGAACTGATACGCTCCGTCGCAGCCGGTGCGCTGTAGATCAGCGAGCCGTTCTTGTTCTGCACCTGGATGCTGTAGTCCGAATTGACGTACAGCCGCGCAGGCGTGCCCGAGTTCATCGGGTAGCCGCCGAGCGTTCGGATCGGCTGCGCTGCGG